ATGTTAAGACAGGAAAGATACCCCGACAACGAATACAGGGAAATTTGGCTATTTGCGGCTAAACGCGATAACGCTCAAGCAATGATTGAGGTGCAAGAACACCAAAAATATTTTGGCAAAAGAGTTGAAATTGTAAAAGGTCGCAAATGTCCTCGTGGCGTTGTCGGGGTAGTTTTTTATCTCTGCCGCAAGCATTTCGGGAGTAATCAATGGTTCGGCTTTGATACGCGAATTGGGATAAAAGCCGACGATGGAAACGTGTATTGGACGTCAACAAAAAATATCAGATTGGCGCAATAATAAAAAATTATCGGAGGATAAATTTATGAACAGGTTTGAACAGGTAAAGGGTATGGAAATGCCCGACGCAAAAAAGTACCTTACGGAACTTTTGGGCGACAAGGCGGAGATTCTTTTTGAGGAACTCCGCGTAACGGTCAAGGCGGCGGAGGTCGAGGTCGGTGCTGTCATCAAGTACGGCGGCATTGAGTGGGTAGTCTTGGAATGCCGCAGGTGGAGCGACAGCGTTCTCGTGGTTGCGAAAGACTGTCTGTTTGAGGCAGAGTTCGACGGCGATAACAAAAATAATTGGGCAGACTCGCCGCTCCGCGATTTTCTCAACGATTTTGCAGATGACGAATCTTGTACTGTAAATCAGTTGCGCGGTATCAAACGTAGCGACCTCGTTATGTTCGAGCGCGACCTTACCACGGACGACGGAATGACGGACTACGGCAAGTGTAAGGACTACATATCGCTTTACACCTGCGACGAGTACAGACGGTTCCGCAAACTCATTCCGAACTGCGGCAAATGGCATTGGACTATCACGGGCGACAGCATTGTTTACTCGTACTACGTCCGCAGCGTCTCTTCGGTCGGCTCGTTGTACAGCATACAGCGCGTACTACGGCACGTGGGGCGTGCGCCCGCTTTGTAATCTGAAATCTGATACCCTTGTGGAGGTAATCGGTCGGGGGTAAGTACAATGGCACTTGAGAAAATCAAAATCAAACACGGCTCCCCTGCGTGGTTAGAGTTCAGAACACAGGGGATAGGCGGCTCGGACGCGGCGGCAATACTCGGACTGAACCCGTACAAAACGAATGTGCAAGTATGGGAGGAAAAGGTAGGGCTGCGCGTTCCCGACGATATATCGGACAAACCGAACGTAAAGTACGGGAAAGCCGCTGAGGAATTGCTCATCAAGTTGTTTGCGCTCGATTATCCGCAGTACAAGGTCAAAATCAATCGCAACGTCGTGTACAAAAGAGGCTTTATGTTTGCCTCGCTCGACGCGGAATTGACCGAAATCGAAACGGGCGCAAAGGGTATCTACGAGGGCAAAACGACGGAGGTTCATTCGCACAACACAATGAAAATGTGGGATATGCACACCCCCGAATACTACTACGTTCAGGTACTGCATTATTTCATCGTCTTAGGGTGGAAATTTGCCTATCTGAAAGGGCAAATAAAACAGACGGGCAAGAATGGCGAAATCGAATTGACAACGCGGCACTACCCGTACCTGCGGAAAGACCTTTTAGACGAACTCAAATATCTGTACCTGAAAGAAAAAGAATTTTGGGAGAAATACGTTTTACCGAAAAAACGTCCGCCCTTGATTCTACCGAAACTCATCAAAAATTAAAATTATCGGAGGATAAAAACTATGGCACACGAACTGACATTAGCACTTGAAACGCCCATTGAGGACTTGATACCCAAAATGATTGCGTTCAACAACACGGAACTGCTCTCGGCGGTTGAGGAAATGCTTGCGGCATACGACGGCGTTGTATACGACGAAAATTCCATAAGCATTGCAAAACAGGATAGGGCGACGCTCAATACGTTTAGCAAGGCTCTCAACGACGAGCGTATCAGAATCGGTAAATTGTATAACTCACCGTATGAGAAATTCAAGGCGCAGGTTGACGAGGTAATCGACAGAGTAAAGACTGTCGTCGTCGCTATCGACAAACAAGTAACCGCGTTTGAGGACGAAAAGAAAAACAGAAAACAGGACGAAATTATCGAATATTTCAAATCGGTTATCGGAGAGTTTTCGGGTTGTATTCCTTACGAGCGCGTTCATCAGTCGAAATGGCTCAATGCGTCTGTGTCGATGAAAACCGTCAAAGCGGAAATCGACAAGATTGTCGAGGACGCGCGGAGCGCACTTGCGGCGATTGCGGCTCTCGGCTCTCAGGACGAGGAACTTATAAAGGCATTTTATTTCCGCACGCTTAACCTTTCGGCGGCTCTCAATGAGAATAACAGGCTCAAACAGGAGCGCGAGGCGGCGGCAGAGTTAAAAGCGCGACAGGAGGCAATGCAGCCCGCTGTCGCAGAGGTAGAGGCAGAAAAGCCCGCCGTCGGACAACCCAAACTGCAGACGGTAAAGTTTGCAGTTACGGGAACCGTCGAACAGTTAAAGGCGTTACAGCACTACCTGAAAGAAAATAAACTTGACTATAAACCCATTTAAGGAGGAGTAAAAATTATGTCTAACATTCAAACGACTACGCAAAAAAGTATCTCGGACAAAAAGCCCAAATTCTCGGCTTATATGAGTCAGGATAACATTAAGAACTTGGTGCAACAGGCGGTCGGAAAGAACGCGCAGAGTTTTACCGCAAGTATCATTTCCGCTGTAAGCAACAACCCGCAACTGCAGGAATGTACGCAGAACACGATTTTGTCGGGCGCATTGCTTGGCGAATCGCTCAAACTCTCGCCGTCGCCGCAACTCGGTCAGTATTACTTGGTGCCGTTTGCGAAAAAAGACAAGCAGGGTAACATTCTCTGTTACAATGCGCAGTTTGTTCTCGGCGCGAAAGGCTACAAGCAACTCGCTATGCGTAGCGGGCAGTATAAAGACCTCGACGTTATCGAAATCAAAGAGGGCGAATATAAGGGGCGCGATAAGTTCACGGGCAAACAGAAATTTGAGTTTGTCGAAAACGACGACGAGCGCGACGAATTACCCACTATCGGCTATATGGCGTATTTTGAACTCCTTAACGGGTTCAAGAAAACGGTGTATTGGACGAAACAAAAAATGATTAAACACGCAAACACCTACTCGGCGGCGTTCAATGCAGACAAGTACGACGATTATATCAATGGCAAGATTCCGCAGAAAGAAATGTACAAATACAGTTCGTTTTGGTACAAGAATTTCGACGAAATGGCGTTTAAGACTATGCTCAGGTATCTCATCTCTCAATGGGGCATTATGAGTATAGAAATGCAGTCGGCAATCGACGCGGATAACAGCGTTATTCTCAACGAGAACGGCGAAAAGAGTTACGTCGAAATTGAGGACGACGTTGTAACGGTGGAGGCGCAGGTGCAGCCGCAAGGCAAGGACGCGGCAGAACCTACGGAGGCAGAACAGAGCGAGTTTGATTTTTTCAACGACGCTGACGACGGTCAAGGCTAAATCATCGCGGGGGTCGGAGGGCAAATATGCCCTCTGACAATACCGCGCAAGGGAGGCTCAAATGGCAACTAAAGAATATTTCCCACACGATTACGGTGCGAGGTCGAAATTGGTAGACGTCCGCAAGGACTATGGTCTTGAGGGTTTGGGCTTTTATTGGTGCGTCGTAGAAATACTCCACGAGGAGGGCGGCTATATCAAAGAATCTCGAATATCGGGCATAGCCTACGATTTGAGGATAGAAACCGAAAAGGCAGAGGCAATCATACGGAATTACGGACTGTTTGTCATTAAAAAAGGCAAGATATACGCCGAACGTGTATTGAGAAATCTCAAAAAACGAGCCGAAATTTCGACAGCACGAAAACAAGCGGCAAATGCGCGGTGGGGCAACGGTTACGATACGTCGGAGCCGCCTCCCGATGATGAACCGCAAAAAAAGTTTGATAATAATGCGTCCGATGACGAAAAAAAGCCGATTTCGGACGAGGCGCGGCGAGCGTCATTATTCTACCATTTTGAGGACGGAACAGAAAAATATTTTGATAACGAAATCGAGTGGTATAAGCAATGGATAGCAGACCAATTCAAAGAATGGCGCGACGGGCTTAAGCGCCTTGATTCGATTGATAGTTCAATGGTTTGGGATATTGAACCGCGAATAACGAATTTGATTGAGGCAATCGAAAATAAAAAAGAACTAAAAATCAATGGCATAACTGTTCCGACGGGCAAATTTTTAGAAACTCTCGTGTACTACTTTAGAGGCTCTGACAGACACCGTGAACTTTGGGAGGTCATAGAGGGAGTTGACGTAAAGTGTGGACGCGGCGAGGTCAGGAATAAACAGAATTATTTAATTTCGGCGTTATATAACACGGCGAAAATGAACGGAGGTTAAGATGAAAAACAAAAACAACAATGCGGTACTCGCGGGCGAGGTTGTAACGGAACCGACGAACTACGATTGCTGCGAGGAAACCTTTTGCTCATTTAATTTGAGCGTCAAAAGGGCGAGCGGAACAGCCGATATTCTTACCGTGAATATCTCTAAAATTCTTGTCGGCAATATCAAGGTTGGCGACAAAATACGGTTAGAGGGTCAGGTCAGAACGTACAACAGAATTATCGACGGCAAAAGCAAACTGATAATCGTTTTCTTTGCGCAAGAGGTAACGGAGTACGAAAAGGACGTGAACGAGGTGGAGTTATGCGGCTATATATGCAAGACGCCCGTATTCAGAATCACGTCGCGTAGCCGCGAAATCTGCGACGCATTAGTAGCGGTCAATCGTGAGCGTAACTATTCCGACTATATCCCTTGTATCATTTGGGGGCGTACAGCGCGGCTTGTGAGCGAATTAAACACGGGGGCGCAAGTTCGTTTGTCGGGCAGATTGCAAAGCCGTGAGTACGAAAAGAAAACGGATAGCGGCGTCGAAATTCGCACGGCTTATGAGGTATCGGTTAGTCGCATACAGGACGCGAGCAAACAGGAGTAAAACGGTATGGTCGATTTGCGGCAAGGCGATTGCCTTGAGATTATGAAAACGATACCCGATAAATCGGTCGATATGATACTCTGCGATTTGCCTTACGGAACGACAAGGAATAAGAACGATAAACGCCTTGATTTCGTCGCTCTGTGGCGAGAATACAAACGCATTATCAAAGACAACGGCTGTATCGCATTATTCGCTCAGGGGCTGTTTTACGTCGATTTGGTAAACAGTAATCGAAAGTGGTTTAGGTATGAGTGGGTATGGGATAAAGTGCTGACAAGCGGTTTTCTGAACGCAAAGCGTATGCCTCTTAGACAGCACGAGCAGGTCGCCATATTCTACAAACGCCCGCCCGCATACATACCGCAATTTGCGCAGGGAAAGCCGTTACACGGTAAAGGCACGAAATATAAGAACAGAGCGATGACAAACCGCAACTACGGCAAATTCAATGCGGTTGACGATGACCGCGCAGGAACTACGGATAAGTACCCGACAAGCATTTTGCGATTCGCAAAACCGCACCCAAGCAAAGCAAAGAGTCAGACGCAAAAATCGGTTGAGTTGTGCGAGTATCTGATTCGTACATACACGCACGAGGGCGAAATCGTACTCGATAACTGTATGGGGAGCGGCAGCACGGGCGTTGCTTGCGTTAGGAACGGCAGACAGTTTATCGGGATAGAGATTGACGCTGATATGTTTAATACGGCGTCAACGACAATTCACTCAGAGGAGAAAATAAATGTTTCAAGACAATTTACTTAGAGAACTGATTATAGACAACTTTGCGGGCGGCGGCGGTGCGAGTACGGGTATGGAACTTGCATTAGGCGTACCTGTTGACATAGCAATCAATCACGATGAGGACGCAATCGCTATGCACAAGGTAAATCACCCGCACACGACGCACTATCAAGAGGACGTATTCGCAATCGACCCCGAAAAGGTTACAGGAGGGCGTCCTGTGGGCATAGCGTGGTTTTCGCCTGACTGCAAGCATTTCTCCCGTGCAAAGGGCGGCAAGCCCGTAGAAAAGAAAATACGGGGCTTGTCGTGGGTAGTTTTGAAATGGGCGATGAGTCAATCGGCTCCGCGTGTGATATTTATGGAGAATGTTCCCGAAATTCAAACGTGGTGTCCGCTCATTGAAATAGACGGTGCTATGCGTCCTGACCCCGCGAGAGAGGGCGAAACTTTTAACGGCTTTATTGCAATGCTCACAAGCGGCATAGAACGGGCGCACCCTGCGTTTTTAGAGGCGTGCGAGTTCCTGAGTCTTGACCCCGACAGCGAGGCGGCAGAGAGGCTCATAAACGGTTTAGGCTACGCGGTAGACTACAAGGAATTGAAAACCTGTGATTTCGGCGCACCGACCATACGCAAACGGTTTTATCTGATAGCGCGTAACGACGGTTTACCGATAGTATTTCCTAAGCCGACGCACGGCAACGGGAAAGGACTTAAGTCGTATAGAACCGCCGCAGAGTGCATTGATTGGACGATTCCGTGTCCGTCGATATTCGGACGCAAGAAAGAACTTGCAGTCAATACGCAGCGTCGTATAGCGCGAGGACTTGATAAGTTTGTCATTCGGAACCCTAAACCGTTCATTATGCAGATGAACTTTGAAAACGTACCGCAAGATATTGACGCGCCTTTGAGTACGATTACTGCGATAAATAAGCATTATATGAGCGTGCCGCAGTTGGAGCCGTACATAATGAGCAATAACACGAATAATGCGTCGCACTCAATAAGAGAGCCGTTACCGACCGTTACAACGGGCAATAGGAATTTCCTTTGTGCGCCGTCGCTCATTCAGTATCATTCCGAACAAAGCGGACGCGAGGTGCGCGGGCAGAAAGTTGACGAGCCGATTATGACGATAGACAGTTCGCCGCGCTACGGCGTAAATACCTGTTTTATATCAAAGTATTTCGGCGGCGAAAAGCAAGCGGGCGCGGATATTAAAAAGCCGCTGCCTACCGTAACGGGAATCGACCATAATTCGCTCGTGGCGGTCAATTTGAGTTGTCGATATGGAAACGGTAAGGACGGACGCGGAAAGCCCGCTGACGCGCCTATGCCTACCGTAACGGCGACAGACCATAACGAACTTGTTGCAACAAACCTGTTGCATTACTACGGCGGCGCAGACCACGCCTCGCGTTCTGATAGCCCGCTCCCGACGGTTACGACCGCGCCGCGTCATTACGTTGTTAAAACGTATTTGCGGAAAATAGACGGCGGTCAAGGGCTTGGAAATTGGGATAAAGTCAGGACGTTGCTCAATACTTACGCAGGGTATCAGATAGCCGATGACGAAATTCTGATAATCGAAATAGACGGTATGCAATATTTCATCTCCGACGTCGGAATGAGAATGTTAAAAGCGAAAGAGTTAATGCTTGCGCAGGGGTTCCCGCCCGACTATATCCTTGACATAGAATCGCATATCGGCAAAAAGTACAGCGAGGCAAAACAAATTGCCCGAATGGGTAACGCGGTATGTCCGCCCGTCGCAACGGCATTAGTGCGTGAGAATTGCGCTGAAATCGCCGCTAAGCGAATTATAACAACTATGGCAATACTTAACGCTGAATTTGATAAATCGGTAAATACACACGCTGTACGGCGTAGGAGGGCAATATGAGAGAGCATATTCAATTCAGAATAGAACACAAACTGCCGCTGACGGAGCGGGAACGCGCATACGCGATACTCTTTATGGGGTATGACGCGGAGCAACTCGAAAAAATTTATCGGGAGCAGGAATGAATATAGGACTATTCGACGTAGACAGCCATAATTACCCGAATCTGCCGTTAATGAAAATTTCGGCGTGGCACAAGGCACAGGGCGATAATGTGGAGTTCGTGTTGCCTATAAAACATTATGACAAAATTTATGTGTCAAAGGTGTTTGGCGATGAATATTCGCGGTTGCCGAATTTGTGTTTACAGGCTGATGAGGTGATTTACGGGGGAACAGGGTTTGCAATTACGGTAGAAAACGGAAAAGAGATTTATCATAAAGACCTTGACCCGAATCTACCGTATGAAATAGAACATAGTTATCCCGACTATTCGCTCTATCCCGATTTGACGAAAGATACGGCTTTTGGTTTTCTTACGCGAGGGTGTTGCAATAATTGTGGCTTTTGTATCGTAAGTAAAAAAGAGGGGCAATGTAGTCAAAAAGTTGCTGATTTATCTGAGTTTTGGAGAGGACAAAAAAGAATTGACCTACTCGACGCTAATCTGCTTGCTTGTAAGGACAGAATGGAGTTGTTGCGGCAGTTGGCAGATAGCAAGGCTATGGTTGATTTTACGCAGGGGTTGGACGCGCGGTTTACTACGGAGGCGGTGGCGCGAGCCTTAATGAAAATCAAGATAAAGAGAGTTCATTTTGCTTTTGACTTTATGAAAAATGAAAGGCAGATAGTTAAAGGACTTAAGATTTTCAAAAAAATAAGCGGTTTACCTGACACAAAACTTGTTGTATACATTCTGACAAATTTTGATACGACGATTGATGAGGACTTATACAGGGTTGATAAGGTTACAGAATTAGGGTATTTGCCTGACGTGAGAATTTATCGTAAACCGACGGCTCCTCAGGTCTTAAAAGATTTGCAAAGGTGGTGCAACAATAGAATACTGTTCCGTTCTTGCAAGTTTATGGACTATGTTCCTCGTAAAGACGGGAAAACAATTAGGGAGTTATATTTTAACAATGGAGGCTATTTATGAACCCGATGATGAACAAGGTAAACGTGGTTCGGACAGTCAATCAGGCGATTGATTACGTTAGGTCTAACCCGTGCTGCATTTGCTCCTGCGAGAGTTTTTGCGGCGTCAAGTACAAAGGAACCTGCAAGATACGCAGGAGGCTCAAAATCGCGCTGTTAGGCGCAAAGAAAATGGAGGAACAACAATGATTAAAACATTTATTTTTGTTGAGGACGGCAGTATTGATATAGACGAATTAAAGCAGGACGTCGGAAACGACGTGCGTGTGATTGCGTACAGGCAGGGTGCGGCTGTTCCGATAATTCAACAACCTGCAGAACCTGTAAAAGATATTTTCGACTATCAAGACACACGCATATTTAAGCCGACGCAAAAAGCGTTAGACAATGTGCTGAAATGCAAAATCAGTAAAAAGGTTCGCAAGATTCTTGAAACTTTATATGCAGACTACTACTGCGATTAAAGAGGCAAAAATGAAAGCGAAAAGAATTAAAGAGCAGTTACATATCGTGGTTGATTATTGTCCGAACGATTATATCGAAAATGGCGACGATTGGGAGTTGCATATCTCGGTATCAATAAACGACAATGCGGGCGAACAGCACAATCTTACGCCTTTTGGAATCAGATTGAAAGATTTAACGGTAAACGAACTCGTTAAGGAAATCAAGGACGTTATCGAGGAGGAGTATTTCGATAAATGAAAGTGTGTCAGAATCAGTTTAAGGTCGGCGGCAGATATATTTACTCGTTCGACAATAAGGCGGGGCATACAGAGGCTCTCGTTGAAATCGTTAAAAAGACAAACAAGTGCGCGATTATAAAGTTTATCAAGATATACGAGGAACATACGGGCAATGATATATTTGCCTATTTGCTCAAAATAAACGGCACAATGGGCGCGAGTTACGAACTGTTAAAGGAGGCAAAAAGTGAATAACTATCTGATTTCTATTCGCAAGCCGTTCACGGACTTGATATTTCATTTAGACCCATTCGAGCGTATCAAAACGAACGAGTGGCGCAAAAAGCCGTTGCCGATAGGACACTATTACGTTTATGAAAGCAAATATAAGCGTGGCTGCGGGAAAGTAGTCGGGGAGTTCGATATAGTCGAAAATCACGAGTTCCCGATAGGGAGTATCTCATTCGAGGACTGTCAGGCGCACGACCTTGTTCATCAGGGAATAGTGCCGTATGGCTTTTTGAAACACTATGCGAACGGTGCGGAAATCATCTGCGCGAACATTATCAGAAACACAAAGTATTATCAGGAGCCGCGAGAATTAAACGAGTTTTGGGGGCGTATACGTTGCCTGTCCGAACATACGCCGTATTGTTGGTCGTGTTTTGGTGCCTGTATAGAACGGGAGGGCGCAAGGTATCAACCGTTACGTCGCCCGCCGCAGTCTTATTGTCATATTTGGGTGGAGGAAAAAAAGAAATGAACAAAGTTATTTTAATCGGAAACTTGACGCAAGACCCCGAACTGTCGGAGGTCGGCAGCGGAACAAAGACGTGCCGATTCACGTTAGCCGTAAACCGTGATTATAAGAACGCGAACGGCGAGCGCGAAACAGACTTTATCAACTGTCAGGCGTGGCGCGGTACTGCGGAGAACCTCGTCAAGTATATGAGCAAAGGCAGAAAGATTGTCGTAACGGGCAGTATTCAGGTGCGCTCGTATGAAAAGGACGGCGAGAAACGAACCGCAACAGACGTTCAGGTGCAGGATATAGAGTTTTTATCATCGCCCACGAAAGGCGGCGGGAGTGCTGCGTCGGGCGGCGGGTACGATGAGGACGACGATTCGCCGTTTTAAGGCGGGAGGCGTACTATGGCAGACAAATTCGATAGGCTCAAACGATTTACCAAAGACGAACTCATTTACGGCATACGGTACGCGTGTGATGAGTATAGCGCAAGCCGCATAGCGAGCGTTATTGAGCGTAAGCGCATAGACGAGGACTACGAAAAAGAACAGCGACTGTTGCGCGAGAGCAACGAGGCGATGAACGTGTACTGCAGTTGTATGAGAGAAATCTGCGAGAAATACGGCGACGGCAAGACCGTTAATTTAGCAAAGGTGCCGCTCCCTGAAATTGAGCGGGCGGCGGCACTTGAAACGGAATGGAAAACAAAAGAGCAGAAATGGAGGAAAGTTATCGGTATAAAGTGAGGTGCTTATGGCAAGGCAGAAAATGTACTACAAATGGGATATTCCGACAAGCATTGTCGAGATAGTAAAAGCAATCTGCGCCGATTATGAAAGGCGCGAGCGAGCAATTAAATTCGGCAATGTAACGGGCGACGTCCTGATGAGATACATTGAACTAAACAACGTCATAAACAACGCGCTGCAAGAGGTTGAGGTTGGAATCAGAACAGAGTTGCTGCGTGATATTCAGAACCGACGCGGATATGAACATTCTGCGGCGGCTCTTATGATTGCAAAGAATACATACTACAATCGGAAAAGGAAATTGATATACGATATAGCGAAAGACCTGTCGCTCCTGTAGTTACTAAGTGCTTAAGTATATATATAATATATTATATTATGTACGATAAGTATATACAGAGTATATAACAAGGGCGGCAGCGTCGAGTAAATCATAAATTGCGACTAAACGCACCAAAAACTGTGATATTATAGAAATCAGTAAATGTGCCATATACCCATTGAGGTTAGAGCCTTTTTATTCCGACAAGGAGCGGAATGAGAGGGCTTATTTTGTTTTCAAGAGGAGGAAACAGAATGAGTCAAAAGAAATCTGACACGACAACAACTAAAAAGACGACGCCAAAAAAGAGCAATAAAGGGCAGTTTGAAAAAGGCACAAAGGTCGGAGAGCAAACGCGATTCGAGAAAGAAAATGCCGCTGCTTGCAAGTACAAAGAGGAGTATTGCGAGTTGCTCATCGAGTTTTTCAATAAACCCGCAACAAGGATAGAGTACAAGAAAAACTATGTCAAGGGCGAACTCTCATCGGAAACACCTATCGTACTACCTGCGGAATATCCGACGTTTGAACTGTTTGCGGCAAGCATAGGCGTAACGACAAAGACATTGCAAAATTGGTGTGAGAAACACCCCCGTTTTTCGTCCTATTACGCACGCGCGAAAGAGATACAACTCGGAACGCTTACGTCCTGCGCCGTTATGGGCTTATATAACCCGCTGTACGCGAAATTCGAGGCTGTGAATAATCACGGGCAGAAAGACAAGACAGAGGTTGACACGAACGTATCAGGTAGCGTCAATGCCGTTTACGACGATAAAGACCTTGCGCTCATCAGGCGCGTAGAGGAGCGTTTGAATGGCAAAAAGAAAAAATGAGGCAATAAACTACACGGAGTACATTCAGAAAATACGCGAGGCAGAGTTTGAGTATTGCCGCAACGATATTGTGTATTGGGCGAATAACTACTGCGTCATAGAGGATAAAGACTCTGCCGAAATTGTGGTGCCGTTCAGAGCGTGGGAGGCGCAAGGGCAGGTATTACGCGACTTTGACGAGTACAGACTGAATCTCATTCTCAAAGCCCGACAAATGGGTATAACGTGGATAGCCTTATACTACTGCACGCACGACCTTATATTCAATCTCGGTCATACCGTTGTCGCGCTCTCAAAGACAGAGGACGACGCAAAGGAACTTGTCAGGCGTATGAGCGTAGTGCTTGACAATCAACCTGAAATACTAAGGGGCGGCGGCTTGATATGGAAATCGACTGCTACCTCGATAACGATAACAGACCCGCGCGGCAAGTTAGTAAGTACATTCAAGGCATTTCCCGCGTCGCCGTCTGCAGGACGTTCGTTTACAGGCAACATTCTACTGCTTGACGAGTGGGCATTTCAGGAGTTTGCGGCTGAAATATGGACGTCTGCATATCCGACGATAAACAGACCGACAGGCGGCAAGGTTATAGGACTATCGACCATAAAGCGCGGCACGCTGTTTGAGAACCTATGGCTTGAGGATAACGCATTTCACAAGATATTTCTCGGTTGCTTTTGCGACCCGCGCCGTACTCAGGAATGGTACGACCAAACGGCAAAGGACTTGGGTGTAAAGGTTAAACAGGAATACCCGCGCACGGCTGAGGAGGCTTTGAGCAATCTCGGCGGCAGTTTTTTCTCAGAGTTCGATTACAGTATTCACACCTGCGAGCCGTTTAACATTCCGTCTGATTGGACGATTTACAACACAATGGACTACGGGCTTGATAAATTTGCTCACTACAAGATTGCCATTGACAGCGAGAATGTGGCGTATGTATTTCACGAAATATACGAAAGCGACCTGATTATTTCCGACGCGGCGGATAGGGTAAAGGCGGCGGAGCGCATAGAGATGAGCGACGGCAATAAAAAATCTTGGTACCTGCCGCGTGTACGATTAGCACCGCCTGACCTATGGAACCGCAGTCAAGAATCGGGCAAAAGCAGAGCGTTAATGTTTTATGAGAGCGGCTTAGAACTCACGCAATCGAATAACGATAGGCACGCAGGGTGGTTGTCGATAAAAGAACTTTTGAAAATCAGAACTACGGCGGACGGACAAAAGATTACGCGGCTTAAAATATTCCGTACCTGCCCGAATCTGATACGCACCTTACAGCAGATTTTGATAGACGAAAAGGACGTTGAGGACTGCGCAAAGGAGCCGCACGAACTCACGCACGCGCCCGACGCATTGAGATATTTCGCTATCTATTGGACGCGTCCGCCCGAAACAAATGCAAAGAAAAAGAAAGTTAAATACCGCGCCGATTTACTTGAGGACTATTTCAATGCAAGCGATGAGGAGCGGCAAGCAATAATCAAAAAGTATGGAGAACCCGAACTATGAAAATCGCAAACGACGGTCAAACGAAATTATCTTTTTTTCAAGACTTGTACCGCGAGGCGCGGGCGGCGGCTGAAACGCTGACCGATAAACTCGACAAACACCTTGAGCAGTATAAGGGCAGCATAAAAATAGACGGCGACGGAGCGGCAGACGCAACGGTTGTACGCAACATAACGTATGAACTGATAGAGAGTCAGGTTACAAGTTATTTGCCGAACCCGTCCGTTACGGCTAAGCAATGGAGCGAACAAAACGAGCGCAATGCAAAGAGCATTGAAACGCTTTTGCGCAACAAGCGTAATGAGTTGCCGTTTGAGAAACTCAACGATATGGACGAACGCTATAACCCGATATACGGCGGCTCCGTTTGGCTTATCGAATGGGATAACTCGATAACGACGCATAACACCGTGGGCGACGTGAAAATCAGTTGCCTTAGCCCGAAACGGTTTACGGGGCAGCCGAACATTTACGACGTCAAGGATATGGACTACTGTTTTATTCAGTTTGAAACGACGAAAGATGATATAGTCCGTAAATACGACGTATCGTTAGAGGTCGCAGAGGAAACGGAAACAGAGGACAATTCGGACGAAAAGACCGCGACGCTCTATGTGTGCTATTACAAGAACGACGACGACAAGGTTTGTCAGTATGTTTGGTCGGGCGATACGGAACTGCTCGACCTTGAGGACTATTATGCCCGCAAGCGTTATGTGTGTACGAAATGCGGCAAGCGAAAAGAACTCTGCGAATGCGAAAAGCCGAAATTCGTATTGCAGAATGAGGAATACGAAGAACTCGACAGAGATATAACGCTCTCTGACGGTTCGATACTCCCTGCGATGAGCGAGGTCATAAAAGACGGGCAGGTTGTTATGGAAAAAGAGCAACGGCAAGCCGTGAACGAGGACGGTTCCGTTGCCCTTGACGATACGAACGGCGTTTTATTGCCCGTAATGACGGAGGTTGACGTTCCTAAAATGGAGAAAACGCGCCTCCCGTTCTATACGCCGAATATCCTGCCGATTGTCATACGCAAAAACACGTCGGAGGAGGATAATTTGCTCGGTCAATCGGACTGCGAATTTGTCCGACCGCAGCAACAGGCGATAAACAAACTCGAAAGCCGCATAATGGAGAAACTTATGGGCGGCGGCGTGTTCCCGATTGTGCCTGAGGGCGTGAACGTGGAAATCGACAACAGCATTTTCAAAAAGGTTTTTCGGGCAAATCAGGCAAATCAGGCGTTATTCGGGCGCATTGATTTACAGGTCGATATTTCGCGTGATATAGCGCAGGCAGACAGGCTGTACGACCACGCAAAACGTATTCTCGGCATTACGGACAGTTTTCAAGGGCAGTACGATTCGAGCGCACAGAGTGGCGTTGCAAAGCAAATACAGGTCAATCAGGCGGCGGGGCGTTTGGATAGTAAACGTCAGATGAAAAACGCCGCGTATGCGGAGATAGACCAAATTATTTTTCAGTATTACTTGGCGTATGCCGACGAGCCGCGTCCTGCAACGTATAAAGACGCGCAAGGGCGTATGCAAAACGTGTATTTCAACCGTTACGATTTTATCAGACGCGACGAGGCGGGCGAATGGTATTACGATGACGAGTATCTGTTTGCGGCGGACGCGGCGATTGATATAGAGAAATCGCGTGAAATGCTGTGGGAGCAGAATCGGCAGAATTTCCGAGAGGGCGCATACGGCGACGTTACATTGCCGCAAACACAACTCATCTTTTGGCAGAATATGGAGCGTGCGCATTATCCGTGGGCGCGTGAGAACGTCGAGCGTATCAAAGAGGAAATCGCACGACAGGCAGAAATACAACAAATGCAACAGCAGATACAGGGCTTGTCCGAGGAGGTAAACGGTCGGAAAGGCTACGAGGAATATTTGTTATCCAAAATGCAAGAAAATTTGAGCGGAGGCACCGAAAATGGCAAACAGTAAAGTAAACAACAAAGCAAACACTTACGCGGCAAATATGAATTTATCGAGCGGGAGTAAAAAAGCCCCGAAATTGCCGCAGGCGTTACAGAACGTAATACCCGATACAAGTTATTCGGGCAATATGAGCAAATTGCCGACGTCGCCATTTGTTCAGTCGTCGGTCAAATCGCCTATCGACGCTCTTAAAACGCCGTCATATTTGAATAGCGGTGCCGTTATCGGAATGGGCGGCGGTTCCGTTGGCAGAGTAACAAATGAGGGCGTCATAGTGGGCGGCGGTGCGATAAATACCACATTTCAACCTCCCACGGGTGGGAAAACGCTTGTATCGGGCGATTTATCTTATGGGAAAAACATACTGAAAAATCAACTCAGTAGCGGCGTGCAGGCTCCCGTAAGAACGCCCGCCGCCCCGACAAATACGCCAACGGCACAACAGCCCGCGCAGGCGGAGCAGTCTACAAGCAAAATTGATTCCTATGAGGAATTTTTGGAAAAGCAGAAAGATACCTACAAGGAAACGCTTGATAAAACGAATCAACTCTTAGAGGAGCAAAAGCAGGCGGCATTGCAAAACGCGGAAACGGCGCGTCAACGCAGTATTGCCGATTCGCGTTCGAGTTATGAGCAGAATAAGGCGACTTATGGGGCAAACGCAGAGGCACTTGCGGCAATGGGGTTGTCGGGCAGCGGATATAGTGATTATGTCAACTCGCAGGCTTATGCACAGCAGAGAGCCGATACTCAAAATGCAAATGCGGTCGCGGAGGTTGCGAGAATGACGGCGGAATCTGAGGCGAATCAAGGTAAGATTTCGGCAGAAACGTCGTATGCGGAGAGTATCTCGCAAACTGACGCTGCGCTTGCAAAATACAAACAAGAGCAAGCGGATAAAAAAGATTCGTATTATGCTAATTTGCTTGACCTTGCAAATAAAGGCAACTATACAAAAGAGCAGTTAGAGCAACTCGGTAAACAGTATGGGTTATCCGAGGAGCAACTTTCTACGTTGCAATCGGCGGCAGATAAACAGACGGAGAACAAGAGTAGCGCGTATTACGCGGAATTGCTTAATTACGCGAATAGCGGTGCGTACACGGCAGAGCAACTCAAACAACTCGGTAGCGATTATGGTCTTAATGCTGCGCAGATTCAGAGCCTTACGGACGCAGCGACGACTTATAAAAATAACAAGCAGGCGGAGAAATATAATCAACTGCTTAATTCGTCAGATACAAGCGGGTTCGACGCGATTAAATCTGCGCGTGATAACGGCGAGATTACATCGGAACAGTATAACAAACTTGTTACGAGTTATCAGTCGTACTATTACGACCTATATTCGCAGTCGGTTGATTCCGATTTTACTATGGTAAATACGGGCGATATTGACAGCGCGTACAGCAAGGGTTATATCACAAAATCGCAGTACGATAAACTCAAAGACAAGTACAATAAAGGTCTTGTAAACGCGATAACGTCGGCGTCCGTATTCTATGCGAATGGCAGTCAGTTGGACGAAAAGACCGCGCAGGCGGCAATGGACGAATTAAACGGTACGGGTTGGCTTACTGATGAAAATAAGAAAAAACTGCAGAGCCTATTCGATGACGCATACAAAGATGACGACGGCTGTTTTGCGAAAGGTACCCTGATAACCGTTGCAGACGGAACGCAGACACCCGTTGAGAACCTGAAAGAGGGCGACAATGTTCTTGTATTCAATCATACAACGGGTAATATTGACGTCGCGCCTATTTCGTACATTTTCCACGAC